GAAGTCTTCAATCCAACCAGAAGGTTTACCACAGTTGAAGCCGCCATCGTTGTCCTTCATGTCACTGTTAAGGTCATTAGCCATAACAGTTTTGACATAACGATTAGGTGAGTTATCAGTGCCCATGATAAAACGCTTGTACATAAAGCGCTGTAAGAATGGGCGAATGATTGCACTACCAGCATAGTAGGTCTGGTCTTCTGGTACTTCTAGTTTGTATGTACCACCATCAACCACTTCAACCTTCACCATCTTACCTTTGACTTCCATCTCACCCATCAATGGGTTGTGGTGGATACGCAAACGTGGAAGGTTGCTAGACTTCTTCTTCTCAGAGGAAGGCATAGCGGTTGACATGCCCATCTGTTGGGCCATTGCTGCATAGTTATCTGTTGCTGTTGTTACTTGTGTCATGTTTATATTCTCCTATATTTCATTTAAGACAGACGGTGGTTATATCACAGTACGTCTTTTGTGTCAAGCCAATTTGGGCCTATCTTTGCTTCTAATAATAAGGGTACGTTAAAGTCTATACCCCACTTCACATTGACCAGTTCTGCTAACCTGTCGTTGGCAGAGTTGATAATGCGTAGTACTTTGTCCTCTTCGTCTGGGTGTACATCTATCACTAAGGAATCGTGTACAGAGTTTACGACACATGATTGCATCTTGTTAGCTGTAAGCATCTTGTCTACATATATCAGAGATATAGGTACGATGTCAGCGGTTGCGAACGATTGCACAGGATAATTTTTAATCTGTGTGAAAAATGTCACACCCCCATGCTTACGTCTGGTTACATCTGGGAATGCGAACTCACGTCCAGATGGTGTAGTGATCTTGCCTGTGTTGAGGGCTTCTTTGGCTAGAGCCTGATGCCACATACCAATACCAGAATACTTAGTAGTGAACTGGTTGTAGTACGCAGCCTCTGCCTTGGATCTACCAAAGCCACTGGCACCATACAGAGGTGCGAATGTGTGGGCCTTAGCTTCCTGTCTGGTCATAGGCTGACCCGCCTCGCTGATAACCTTGGCGGTGTAGCTATGAACGTCGAAGCCAGTAGATACTTCCTTGATAGCTGTAGTGTCTTGCGCTAGGAATGCAGCGACACGAAACTCAAGCTGGGCCATGTCAGCTTCAATAACTTTACCACCTTCCCAACGTGATATGAATACACGCTTGACTGGGAACGTACCACCACGTGGCATGTTCTGCATGTTAGGATTGCGACCTGACAACCGACCAGTAGAGGTGCGGTGCTGTTGCAAGTTCACGTGCAGCATACCGTTAGACTTAGTAAAGTCCTCGATGCCACCGACAAAACTCTTGAGGTATGTCTCGACAGCAGACAATCTACGCACGTTCTGTAAGAAGCGCTCAGCATCCTTCATGCCTTTGGATCTAGCCACACCCTCAAGGTGCACGAGGTTGTCTTTGCTAGTGCCCCAGCCAGCGTTACTGATCCACTTAGCTGTAGGTGCTACGAACCTCAGTCCAGCAACAGTATTGGTATCAGTGTATATAAAGCCAGTAGCGTCACAATTAGTACATCTATTAGTTCTAGCGAATGGAGTTCCATCTTTCTTTACCTTTCGTACTTGTCCTGTACCATAGCAATCTCTGCATTGATGTGCTTTCTGTTTGAATAGTTTCTCTGAGTGCTGCGATACAGTGGATCTGTACTCAGAGTCAGGCATACGCTCATCAAATCGATCTGCCCAAACCTTCTTGTCGTATGGCTTGCGGCTGTAGATAACCATAGACAACTGCTCTGTGCTGTTGACGTTGACAGGTCTGTCACCCATGAGGTCACTGGCCTGTTCTTCCAAGGCAAACAGTAGCTCATTACGCTCACGCTCAAAGTCATCCTTAACCCTGTACAACTCTTCCATGTCAACCTTGAAGCCCCGCTGATAGATACGGGCAAGGTGTACGACAAGCTGTTGCGTCAGCTTGAGTGTGGGTATAAGACCCATAGCATCTTCGTAACGTGCACTCTGGTTCTGATACAACTGATATGTAGCCTGAAGGTCAGAGATTAGGTACGAAGATAGTTCGTCGTGTGGCATCTCACGTACTGAGTTACCATCCTTGAGCCACGCCTTGAGGCTGTCCTGCTTCTGTGTCTCAAGCTCATGTCGTTCAGCACATGCCTCAAGTGACAGAGGTTCTTTCTGTCCACGCTGCAGTATGTACTCACCCAGCATGGTGTCGTAGACAGGCCCATCATAGGTGAAGCCTGACTCCCACAACCATACTAGATCGTGTGTAGCATTGTGGGCAATGAGCAGTGTAGTGAGGTCAAGAGTATCTTGTACCATCTTGTGCCCATCAGGTGTAGGCTCTACGTCTGCATGATCAAATGTAATTACATCTGTAGTGCCGTCAGTACCTAGCATACCCACCATAACCAAAGAGTTCTCTGGTTCAAATGGATCTAGGTGTAGTTTCTTGTTACGTTTTACTGTTGTGTTTTCTACGTCGAGGGTCAGTATCATATTATCTCCTAAGTTATATTGCCATCATGCCATGTATCCCAATCATCTTCTATTCCATTCTTGTATACCTTGTCAAGATGCTCGTGAAACTTTTTATCTTCCGCAAAGGAATCTATGGCATTTATGCACTCTTCTAGTGTCAACTCGTTACGTACCATTGCATTGTGTAGGCGTATCTCACATATTGATTTTGCTGTAGTCATATTACTAAGTCTCCTTTCTGTTGCACGTTCTCTTTCCTCTTGTGTCATAGGTCTAATCATCTACCCGCTTCCTCTAAACAAAAACCACAAGTACTATTCTGCGCTGGGCCACCGCAAGTTAAACAAGTCTGCCACTTCTCATCTTCCAGACCTCTCTTTACTAATGTTACAAACCCTACGTCAAAGATAGCCATGAATGTCTCAGGGTCACACTCTACTTGTAGTGTAGCACTACCGTCCTCGTGTTCTTCTATGTCTGTTACTTTTATTTTACTCATTGTTTACTCCTATACATGGTAGCAAGATTGATAGCTTACAATACTTTGGATACTCGTCATACGTCATAGCTATCAGTACTGGTGGTGCAGCGATCAGTAAAGCTACAATAGCTGACGCCTTGATTGCACCGTTAATGTTACCTCTCATCATTCATTCTCCCTTAATGCTTTCCATGATACAGGGAACAACTTAGCCATCTCTGTGTCAATGTGACCAGCCACAACCTGTGTCTCGTACTGTGTGTCAGGCTTACAACGCAGGTTGCACATGTCAGCAAATGCATCTAAGCTACCTGACCAGTACCACTCAGTGACCATGCTCTGAGGCAGTACCATACGTGCTTGCTCTGGACACACACCATGTTCTAATAACTCGTTGTAACTGCGTAGTGTAGTGTGGTTGTAAAAATTTATGATGTCAGGATCAGGATAAGTGACCCCTTCACTACCCTGTTTAGCATCTACGCTACGTCCACGCCACTCTGTTGGCTGATAGAACTCAGGCTCATGGTCAACATACCTACGGCTGATCTCATTCCACCGTAGGAACTTATGCTTGACTAGCTGACGTGCCACAAACACAGGTGCCTTAACGTGGAAGCTGGCAAAGCAGTGCCCAAAGGGGCTGATGTGCTTGTGCTTGGCGAGGTAACGTATGAGCTTGGCATCCTTGTCTTTCAACTTAGGTGGCCCCCATACGTCACTCGTATCCATCTCGCTACGCTTACCAAAACTTACTCTTGCCGCATTAGCCACAGATAAGTCTGTACCCATGTGGTCTATGTAAAATGTTTGTATCATTTATTTACCTCGCTAATTATTATATATACTATACCGCAGATAAGAAATAACAGTATCATAAGTGCTGTCAATGCTTCTCCTATCATCCTACTCTCCCCACAAACTTAGCTATGTGGTTTACGAATGGCAATAGACTTAGTGCCATCAAAAGATTAACACCAGTGTGTATCAGTGCAATACGCAAGGTGTCTCCTCTTGGCATACCGTCAGACACTAACAGACCAGCCAACCAGATCGTACCTGTAGTACCTATGTTAGCCCCAAGCACAGCAGCCACAGCAGAAGGTAAGGGTAGCACACCTGATGCAACCAAGGCGATGATAGCTGTAGTGCTAAGACTACTACTCTGCCATGCCAGTGTCATAACGATTGCCCCAAAGAACATGTAGATAGGATTGCCCAAGAACCACTGCAAGTGATCTATGTTACCCATGCTTTTCATACCGCCGCTAAACATCTTGAGGCCAATGTAAAATACCACAAGCCCAATGCTTGTATACAAATAGTTGTTCATGCTACGTACCTTCCTATCTTGTATTCCAAATCAGTGTGCACAATACCATGCCACCCTGACAATTTGTTCTTTACCACATTGATGTGGCGTTGGTTATCTTCTTCCTCTTGCCCTTCAACTGTAGGGTTCTTAGAGATCATCAGCATGAGGTCAGCTTCCGCTGCCTTACCTGTACGTGAGCCTTCCATCATAGCTTGGTTGAGTACAACCTTACCCTCTGCATCAGCAGATAGCTGAGACATGTAGAACATGGCACACTCTTGCTGCTTGGCAATCTGCCTTGCATGAATAGCGTTAGCTTTGAGTGCTTCGTCAGGACGTGAGAAGCCAGCAGTGCGAGCAAACTTGTCACCCATGTCTAGTATAACTATGTCAGGCTTGTATGACTTGCACACAGACTCGACCCAGTTCATGTCACGTCCTGTTGCATCCTTGAACATCAACTGTGGACGTATCTTGTTGAACATAGCTAGAGCCTTGTCTCTGTTCTTAGCTACCTCATACTTGTCCATGCCAGTACATGCTGTAATGTAGCGGTGTACTACACGATGATAGCCTTCTTCATTACACATGATAACGACACGTGCGCCCTGTGCACAGAAGCCATTAGGCCCAGCTACAAGTGAGGCATGGAAGGATGTCTTACCTGTGTTAGGGCGCGCCCCTACCTCTACCAAGTGACCAGCATTGATGCCCTCAACCTTACGTGTAAGGGTTGGGATGTTGAACGTCCAACGTGTCTCAAGGTCATTGAGTGCAAGGATAGTGTCAAGGTCAATGTCTTCCCACTCCACCTTGAGGTTAGGCGTGAAGTCATCGCCGTACTGCTCAAGCATAAGGCGTAATGGCTCCAACGTAGACTTGCTGCCGTTGACATAATCAAAGCCAAGATTGGCAATGTCCTCACCAATTACCTGTTGAAATAACTTAGATAGCACCTCTTGTGCTATGTCACTGCCCATAGGTACTTCTTTGGCTACCTTGTAGAACAAGG